TCTAATTCGCAAGCAGTTAAATCAAACTTTAAATTATGGCAAGCTAATGCAATACTTCCTGAACCTAAATGCGTGTCTAAAATTTTGTCACCCTCTTTTGCGTAATTCATTAAAAGCCATTCGTATAATTTTACAGGTTTTTGTGTTGGGTGTATTTTACTGTCACAGTCATTTATATACGCATCTGCTCTGCTGTATTGATATATTTTAAAAGTATTTATATTTGTTTTCGCTAACTCCCCTTCTTTAAAATTTCCACTATTACCTTTATACCAAATAACAACTCCTGTATCATTTAAGTATTCAAAATAATTACCACCCCAAACAATATAATTTTTACAAACTCTTTTTAATTCATCAAAATATTCGTTTTTAGGTACTGAACTATCCCATTGAGTTTTATGATATTTAGTATAAGTTCCTGCTCCTTTGGTAAACCCTTTTTTACCTCCTAATTCATTTTGCACTAAATCAGCATTTATCCCATAAGGAGGGTCTACTATTGCAAGGTCGAAGTAGTTGTCTTCATACCTTGCCATCAGTTCCATATTATCTTCGTTTGTTATTAACATAGTACAGGGTTTTTAACTTTCTTGTTTAATGTAGCTCCTTTTACTTCTACTATTTGTTTTGGCTTTACTCTATGCTTTAAAGACGCGTTAAAAGGGTCTAAGCGTGTTTCTTTGAACTCCTTTATAGTTTCTATATCCCATTCGTTAATAATGTCTGTAACGCACTTAATACGCTTTAGTGTTTCGTTTGTGTTTATTTGTGCTATTTGTTTTTTTATTTTTGCTTTTTCTATATTTGCGAAAGGCTTTGAAAATATTAAATCTAATTCGTCTATTAACTCATCGTGTTTATCTTTGTATTGGTATTCTATAACATCTATTGTATTGCAATGGAATAACACTAAGTCGTGATTTGTGTTTATTTCGTTTCCTATCGCTTTAAAGGTTGCTCCTGTTTCTCTAGCTAATTTGCAAAACACTTTTCTAGCATATACATATTTTCTTTTTCTTGACCTTGTGGCTATATCTAAACCGAACTTTTTATCTACTGCTAGTTTTAATTTATCTAATCTCATTTGTTTTGTTTTTAATTAAATTCTGTATGTTCTAAGCATTCACTACAAAGGCTTTCGTTTAATTGGCTTGGTTCTGCATTACAACAGTCTGAACCTATATATTCTTCTGTATGTGGGTTATCTATTGCGTTTTGTACTATTTGTTTTGGTGTTTTCATCTTTTTATTTTTAAATCGTTTATATTTTATTGTCTATAACTTCTATTAAATGCCTAAGGTCTGAGCGTTCCCATTCCCCTAGTTTAACTCCGTTTATATTAAATTTAAAATAATCTTTTCGGTCTGCTTTTTTTATTTCTATGTTTATATACATATTAATCTATTTTAGTAAATTCTGCTGTTTGGTTTTTATTATGTTCTTCTTTGTTTTGAAAGTAGTTATCTACTAAGGCATCAATCATAACCAGTTCGTCAATACTGGCTGTTTTTATTTTGTGTATTAAGCTGTCTATTTTGTTTAGTACATTGGTACACATTTCTGGGTTATTGTGATATATAATATTATAACCCTCTTGATATATTTGCTCTAGCATTTTAGAAGTTTTATTTACTTGTAGTTTTACGTTTTGTTTAAACCCTTTACTTCCTTTTAAATCATCATTAGCTTCAAGTAGTAATTGGCTTATCAATACGCATTTTAAATAAGCTAAGTGCCTGTCGCTTATTGGTTCGTCATAAACTCCTCTAACTTCTTCTTGGTGTTCTAGTTCTTTTTGTTCCATTCTTTCGTAATATTCTTTTTGTTCTTTTCTCATTTGTTTTTTTCTATCCATTGTTGTTGTTGTTCTCTTAAATATTCAATTTCACGTCTTAAATAATCTGCTGCTTTTTCTAAGTCTTTTAACTCATCGTCTTTTTTTCCGCTTCTGCAAATATACTTAATTATATTTCCCCTATTGAAGTTTAGTTCATAATCTTTTATAAAGTCTATAACGTCATAGCCTTTACCGTTTTCGTAATGTAAATAAGTTGCTCGTTTCATAATTTTATTTTATTTAATTCTTTTTGATATGCTTGTGCTGCTTCTTTTTCATCTGTAAAAAATCCTAGATGTTTTTGTTTACCGTTTATTCTAATCGATGATTTCCATTGTTTAGAACTATTACTCCAACATACGCCAACATATTTACTTGAACTTTTAATGTGTTTTCTATTGGCGTTCTCCCTTTGTGTTATAATTTCTAAGTTATATAAATTATTATTTAAACGGTTTCTGTCGATATGGTTTACCACTAATTTATATCCACAAGATTTATGATTAAGAAAGGCATAAGCTACTAATTTATGAATATTTTTTGTTTTCCTTTTATTATCTTTATGTAAAGACACTCCAAAATATCCTGAACCACATAAAGCATATTTTAGCACCTGTCCTTTTAATTTTCGACCTCTGTCGCAAACCCTATCTAAACTCCTAACGTTTCCTAAATTACTAACTTGGTATAAACCCTCATATTCTGGTATGTCTTTCCATACTTCTATTCCCAATCTACTTTTTAATTTTACTATCATTTTTTTTTGTTTTATAATAATGCTAATATTCTTAAATCTTCCTGTATATCTTTAATCATTTTTAAAGCGTCTTTATAGTCTTGGTTTTCCATAGCTTCTATAACTATATCTAAGTCATATACAAATCTAATCATTTGTTCTAAGTTTTAATAAGTGATAGCACTCCGAGTATTTTTGTCTTGCTTTGCCTTTGTATTCTTGCTTAAATAGTTCGTACATCTTTTTAGTGTATTGATATTTAGTGTTACAACCGTTAAACCACTTACTTGCAAACACTTCGCCCTTACCCCTAAAATACTGAACATTATCAACACTATCACCGACTATCATTTGTTCGTAAAAATTATATAAAGCCTCCTCTTCAGATATATCAAGAATAACTTTATGTTTATAGTGATAGTTATAAATTTTGGCTGGAAATTGTCGGTAGTCTTTATCGATAGAAACTATCATAACATTATCTCTGCCAACTTCATTTGATAACTCGTACCAATATCTAGCAACCATATCATCAGTTTCAATTCCGTAACCCCAAACGCTGTTGTATTGGTCTTTGACGTATTGGTGCATCTCGTCTAATAAAGGCGGTAATTCTTGTTTTTTTCTATTTGCTTTGTAATCGCTTGTAATTAGCTTTCTGAAGTTTCCTTTACTACCGCTAAACGTTATTACTTTCTCAATAGGATACATATCTTCTAGTTTATTAACTATGCTCATAAACTGCTCATCAAACTTAGCCTGTGCATCTTCTATATCTCGATAGTATTTATCATCTTCTGGGTTCTCTCGTTTCTTATAACAAGAAGCAAAAATTAAACTATCCGCATCAATTAGTAGTATCATTCTATATCTAAATTAAAGCATTCAACTGAACAATAATAATCTCCGTTTGTTTCTGAACCACAACAGGCACACTCTGTCTTTTCATCTGGTTCGTCTATATAACTATCTAACCAACTCATATTTTGTAATTTTTTAATTCGTTTTCTAAATTTTCTATTTGTTCTTTAAACTGTATTAACTGTTTATTTTTTTCTTCTCGTATCAAATCTATACGCCTAGTCAATACTGTATTCTCAACGGTTAAACCGTTTACATATTGACCTATTTCTGTCATTCCTTGCACTATGTTTTTTAAGTCTGTGTTCGCTGGTTTTTCTTTGCTCCATTGCATAACTAAATTAGCTATGTGATTAAACCATAAATTATAAGACTGTTTTTGTAGTGATGTCATTATATCTTAGAACCTATGATTAAACCAAAAGTAAAAATTAAAATCCCTAAAAGTAAAACACTTCCTGTTATTATAAGGTTTCTATATTCTTGCTCTTTACGTTCTTTTTCTAATAAATCTTTTTTAGTATAAACCTCAATACGATTTTTTCTTGTTTCAATGTGTAATCCTGTTTTTGTCTTTTTCATATCGTTTGTTTTATTGGGGGTTTTTACACCCCCTGTTTGTTATTATATTGTTGTTAAGTCTATTGGGTTTTTGTAAACTCTGTTACCTACTGCATACCCTGCATTCCAAAGTTCCTCTCCTGCACCAATTTCTACAACAGTATAGTAATCTTTATTTTCTGCTACTATCTTATCTGTATAAATTGAGTTTCCTTTTTTGTAAGTAATTGTACGGTCTTTAAAAATAATTGCTTTCATAATGTTTTGTTTTTAATTGTTATCGTTGGTACAAATATACAACTTTATTTTAATTATAAACAAATTAATTAACTATTTTTTTTAATTATTTTTTCTTTTATCTGAAAATAGCTATCCCAAACGCCTTTTTTTGTTTCTTCGTTTAGATTAATTATTGCAGCATCTTTCTCTTTTAATAGGTAACAAGGCTTTAATATTTTTTTTTTAGTCCATAATGTAGTGTCTGGGCAATACATATCTTTAACTTTCAAACCTTTTAAATTATTTAGCCAAAACATATAGTTTCCTTTTGGGTCGTTTACTAAGTACAAAGCAACCTTACCTGTTTCTATTAATTTATCGTGCTTAAACTTTTCAAGGATTTTAGTATCATAATACTTATTTCTAAACTTCATTTCAATAACACACTCTTGCCCTTTGGGAGTTGTGCCTATTGCATCCCAGCTTTCATTCCCTTTTCCTGTGTGGGTTAAGTTCCAACCGTCAAGGTTTAAAAGTGTTACAACTGCTTTTTCCCAATTATGTATTTTCTCAATCATTTATTTTATTATATATGTTATCAATATCTTTTATCCACATTACTAAAGTTTTTGGCTTACAACTGCAAGGCTCGTAATATCTATGGTTTAAATAACGAGCGTGTAACGTGCATAATAACCTGTATTGGTCTTTTGTTAGTTTACTTGTTACATTTGCTTTGAAGTCAATCCACGCCTCTCTATCTTCTATCCTCATAACTCTATGTTTATGTCATTCCAATCTTCACGCCTTTGGTCGCAACCGCAATCTTTTCCAATTGCTTTGCTAATCTTTTTGACTAGCCAATGTATGCCTGTGTAGTAAGTAATGTAATATATTAAATCTCCTAATCTCATAGCTTGTTTTTTATATGTTTCTTTGCGTTTGTATATGTGTTATAAAGCGAGTAATAACTTATTTTAGTGTTTCTGCTTAACTCCGCAATACTAACCCCTTTGGATACTATTTCAAATATCTTTTTATCGTACCAATACATTTCGTTTAATATAGTGTCTATATAATCACGTTGCTTTGCCCATTCTTTCTCGTCAATACCGCTTTCTTGTATTTCTTTAAGTTCGTTTATATCTTCTAAATAAACTTTCTTTTGTCTTAGGCTTGACTTATATAAATTTGTGTAAATACCCCTTAGAACTTTATAACAATAATAGTGGTTTATTTCATCTTTGTAGTAAAGGTCTAAACCTTTTTTTACATCAGCATCTAGCTGGATATACATTTCCATTACAATATCCTCACTTATTGATGGGTTGCAGCCAAAACTTTTAACTATGTTATTCCAATCATTATGCTTTTTATATGCAAGTTCTAAAATTGATTTCATTTATTTATTTGGTGTTAATGTTCTTGGAACAAAGTATTCTAATGGGTCGTATATCTCGCCAACTACAAAAGGCAATCCAAACTCGTTAATACTAAAGCTAAACGTGTCAAAAGGAAACCCCCTAGAACGTCTGCATAATACGGTAACCCAGTCTTTGTTCGTTGTGTTTAATTCTAATTCAATAACCGTTTCAGCTTTCTTTTCTAAAAAGCTGCCTAGATGTCCTGTACCTAGTTTTGTGCTTCCGAAATTCTGGTGCATAACAACCATTATATGACAGTTATAAGTAGTAGATAATTTCATAAGTTTAGCCACCATTTCATTACAAGAAGTTAAATCATTAACATCAGCAACTAAGTCAGCTGCTCCATCAATAAATACAAGTCCTGTTTCTTTTCCGTTTTCTTTATTTTGTTGTAAAGTCCATTCTATAAACTGAAGTCTTTGGGTATAGTTTAAAGTTCTTAAAGCATAAGTTTGATAACAACCTACGTCTTTTATATTAGCCATTTGTTCCGAACGTTTAAAGCATCTTGCTGCGTGAAAATGACCTTGCTCTGTATCAAAATGAATTAAACATTTACTTTCTCTATGACCTTTTAATTTGCCCCCAAAGTTATTACCACCGCTTAAATAAACAGATGCCAATAATGATACAAAAAATGATTTTTTTGATTTTGGCGGTGCTGTAATATAGCTTATATTTCCATAAGTAGCCAATCCAATAGGATAGGTTATTTCGCCACCTCTGGCTTGTATTGTTTTCTCCCCTAAACTTAAAGCTGTCGGAGGGTACTCTATGTCAATAGATGTGTCAATAGTACATTCTTCTGCTATCAACTCCATTAACATATTATGTGTAGTTTCTTCTTCTGTCATTTTTTTTGTATTGTTTTATGCTATTTTCCTATGTTGTATGTTATATTTAGGGTTTAAATTTCTTATTAAGTTTCTTTCTAATATATCTATTATTTTATAGTGTTTAAAATGTTTATCTCTATTTTCATACTTCTTAAAATTATTAATTTTTGAAATATAAACCTTGTCAATATCTTTAGTTAGTCTATGCGACATTAATCTATCCCTAATATAAACGGTTTGACCTACATATATTACTTTATTATTGTTAAATAAAACATATACTGTTTTAATATTATCTCTGCCAAAACAAAAATAAGGTTTATTGTTTTTTAAATCATATTCAATAAAATCTATTCCAAAATAGTTATAAGTATTATTCATTATGTCATTGTTTTATATTGTTTTGTAAAAGTAATAAAAAAAGGCGGTTATTACACCGCCCTATTTATTTAAAATGGTAAATCGCTTGTTTCAGCTTCTTGCACCACTTCCTTAGCTTCTTCTCGTTCCGCTTTGACAATGTTACCATCAGTCCAAACTACTTGACCGTTGCCAATGTAAGTTCTTGGTTTTTTAGCTTCACGTTCTTCTTGTGTTTGACTAACCATAATAGATGCGTTATTTCCGTATCGTGTTTCGTCATTTACACTCATTGTTAAGTTTACATAAACCGCACCGTCTTTCCCTGCGATAAATTTTTCTTTTGGTAATTTATCCACTCTTAGTGAATAGTTGATAATTGCACTCATAATTTTACTTTTTTTTAATTGTTATTATTTATTATTATTTTTAAAACTTTCGCTTTCATCTTCTCCGAAAACTCCTTGTTCGTAAAAGCCTGTTAATTTAAGTACCGCTCTTGACATAGCTCGTTTCTCTGCCATTTCAGCAACGTACCAGCTATTTGTTGATCCGTCTTTGTAGTTTTCGCCTTTCAATGCACTACCAAAAGTTTCTATCATTGCAGAGCCTTTATGTGCTATTGCTTTAAATACTGCGAAATTTGGTTCGCATTTTACCACTTCGTAATGTATTTGTATTTTAGCTACCGCCTGTATTTTATCAATTCCACTTCTAGTGATAATTAAATAGTGTTGATGTTTAAATACATCGTCTTTAGTTAAGTTATATTCTTTGTATAACTCT